AGATTCCACATCCTATTTGTGATTACACGACTAAGCCACGGTTCCAATGGCCGCGACTGATCCCACATGTGCCACTTTTGGGCGATGTGTGATTTTACCACCTGCTCAACATCTTCGAAGTCAAACCACTTGATAGCATCTAAACGCCACCTTGATCTCTGCTTCTTAACTGCTCGATCTATGATGTCTTGGTAGTCTTCATACTTCTTCTCTTCGGGCATTAAGGTTTAGAAGTGAAATCATTCAGATCGTAAGAGCCTTTCCCTTTATAATCGGGAGGCGTATTCTGACCCGCTAAAGAACCAATGGTGAAAGTTTTAGGCTTTTCGATTTCCACCTGCAACTCCCTTAGTTGTGGAACGAACTCTGCATCAGTTTCGTCATCCGAAACTACAGAAGCTTTGGTTTGATGGGGAACCTCCTCCACCGCAGCTTGAGATTGTTGCGTCCCTCCAAAACTTGCCCCGCATTTAGAACAAAAATTAGGTTTAGCAAAATTATATTCAATCTTAACCCCACAACTATAACAAAATATGTGACTCATCTTACAATTATATGAAAATTAGTAAGTAATTACACTATTTTTCACCTTCTAACTTTTTAATAATGAATTTTAATATCTTACTACGCACAATATCGCTTTCATTAAAGCTAAATGTGTGAATCCCCATATCTTTAGATTCATCATCATTGAATTTTTCGAACATGGGCTTGAATCCACTTTTTCCATTGATATCACTCTGAAAAAAATCACCTCCAATAATAATTTTACTGTCTTCACCTATGCGAGTGATCAAAGTAGTTAATTCTTTTAGCGTAAAATTCTGCGCTTCATCTGCAAAAACTAATTTATTCTGCCAACTCGCTCCACGAAGGAAGTTTATTGGGACCGCTGACACTTTTTCGCGTTGTTTTAAGTAGATCGCGTCCCCAGAAGCGACGATTTCTTCCATTTTGTCATAAAGTGGACACAAAAAAGGATCAAACTTGTCTGCAATGTCCCCGGGTAAGCTACCCAACCCCGTATCAGCGCTTTCAGCGATACTTCGAACATATAAAATATCTTTAGAGAAGTCCTCCTCCAATAATTTTAACATCCCATACAGGGACATGTAGGTCTTTGAGCTTCCCGCAGGACCAGAAACAAAAATAATCTTAGACTCTTCGTTTAGTATAAGGTCTAAAAACTTCTTTTGTTTTGGGCTGAATCTAAAATTTCTTTTATTAAACTTTATTGATCTCTCAAAATCCGCTAGCAACTCAAACGGAACCTCTTTTTCCTTACCAACCTTTCTTCGGGCCATATATATACATTACACTTATTTCTATAGAATTACTTCTTTAATGGTAGCTTTTGTGACTAAAGTGCCGCCTCCATCAACGGAGTAACCTTCCGCAACTACATGCGCTCCAGAATTTACAATTAAATCAAAATTAGATGAACTGTAAGTTATCGCAGAACCGTCAACATCTCGTAGAGCGACCCCAAAATCACTAGATAATTTATTACCACTGAAATCAATAATCTGACTCAACCCTGTAGACTGAACGTTTACATCTACCTCTACACCGTCAACAATTTGGCTTGTCGCCTGTTGCGAACCTAAAGTATAAATTGGGGTTCTTGAGTATGTTTTATTATAACTAAAGTCATTGATAATATCAGAAGCTACCACAGTACCTGCACCGCTCAAGAGACAAGTGTGGCCGTAAATGATATCCGTTGTATTTAAATCGTCATTTACCCCATCATCAATGAAGCCTCCGGGGAATGCGCTGTCAGGATTGTAACTGCTAAACGTCACGCTGCCCATTACTGGTTCAAATGGTCTAACCGTCAAACTAAAACTATCGATAAAACAAGATTGATATTGATTGCCCCCAATCTCGAAACTCATAGAATTCTGCCCAGTGTTATGATAGCTATCAAATAGAAATCTCTCATTTAATAAATTAGTCTGTAAGACGAAATCCAAACTTATCTTGCAGTCTACATCCCCATTAAACCTCAACTGATCATCAGCGTCAGATATATTCGCGCCCAATTGTCTTTTTACTTGATTTTTAGTAGAGAAATCTATACTAGCCTTCGTCGCCAAAATACGATTACCCACATCCACTGCCACTGGCATATTCCGATATGTCATACCTTATACTACACGTTTTTGTGTATTATATTCGCGGCATATTAGTTTTATTTTTTTATTCTGGCTTTTCTTGGGCATGCACTTTTCCCCAAAATAACCCCGCTATTTTTTTCCATCCAACGCCTAACTATAATAATTTAATGGTTTAGTTTTTGAGAAAAGACTCCCCCCGCGACTTTGCGCGGTATCGTGTCAAGTGTTTTTTATATTAATCGGGGGGCTGTATGACAGGTCAAAAAAAAGCATTTTAGACGTAAAAAAAGCTTTTAATTGGTGCGAATCTGTGCTAAAATCTACGCATGGCAACGATATACACCGACGGAGTAAAAGTGAAGCACGCAGACGAAATCAAGAGTTTCGTCATCATCTCGAAAACCGCTCAAGGTAAAGAGTTTGTTTGGGGCGAGACCACCAACACAAAAACGGTCGAACGGATGAAGAGTGGTCACCACTGGGCCTTCCCAGAGGGAACGCTTCCCGAAGGAAAATTCCTTCGTATCGAGGAGTTCGAAAACCGCAAGGCTGCGTGGGCTTCCAAGTATGGAGAAAGGCTGGAAGTTCTTTATGGTCGCAACTCCCGCCCCCGTTAAAAAAACTTTTCTTTTTATACGAAAAGAGCTTGCATCACTTAGAAAAATAAAGTAAAATACCCACATGACAGCAACCGAAGAAGCACTAGCAGCAATGGCCAAAGCAGAAGAAGCATGGGATAAGATGGTAGATAGAACCGTCGAAGTCTCTGGCCAGTTCCAGAAAGAATGTCAAGAGTTCCAAGAGGAACAAAAGGAATGGTTCCTTAATCTTAAAAAAGAAAATAAGTAAGAACACTAACACTATGAATCTCCACAATTTTAAATATCAATCCCCAATGGGAAAAGCTATCTTGATTCTCACCTATCCCATTCTCTTCCCTCATCACATTGGGGAATGGATGCGCGAGAGAAAACTAAAGAGAATCATTCGTAAGGGCATCGCGGATGCCTGTAAAGATCCGCAGGGCGTGACTGCGGAAATTGTCAACGAAGCTTCGTGCGAACTCCGCATGATTTACGGCAAGTAAAAGTTTGGGTGGCCAATGGTTTCGACGGGACGCGAGTCTCGGATGGGGGTTCGATCCCCCCGCCATCCACCAAAAAAAATACTTGACACGTTGAGTTTTTATGTTATGAAAAGAATCGCTGTAACTCACTGAGTATCAACGAGTTACGGCGAAGCGCCCCGCCCCGCCCCGTAACTCACTGAGTATCAATGACTTACGAAGGTTTCTCCCATACCAAAACAAGCCATCGTGTCAACACTTTTAATCAAAAAAAAGTTTCTTTTTTATGCAGAAAAAGCTTTTCCTTTGTGCGATTTCCGTTTATAATATCCCCATGTTCGACACCAAGACCGATTACGACAAGTTCACCACGGAGCGCAATGCAGCTACCGATCTGCGAATGAAATTGGCTTACGCCTCTGGGGTTGCCCGAGTCGTAGACCCAGAGCTGGCCGACATGATCGACGAAGCTCTCAAAAAGCACAGAGAAGAAAGAGAAGAAAATTGGTTTTAGTCCTTTACTCCAAAAAAAATCACTTTAATAGCAAAATAGTTCTTGCAACTAACTAAAATCTAGAGTAAAATTACCTCGTTATGAAAAAAACCACTACCACTACCACCACCCGCTTCGATCACGCCCTCTATGGACTCAGCGATGAAGACCTCAAGCGCAAGCTCACCAATCGCGTGGTGACTTACTTCAACATCTACGAGTCCTCCGTTAAGAATGACGGAGTTCGTCAGTTCGTGATCAAGTCTATCGACTACACTGGTCACGCCAAAGGCTCAGGTCGTCGCTACATCCAAGGGGAGGTCCAAGACCTCGACGATGGAGGCAAGACCAAGTTCCGCACCTTGCACGTTGCAGGGATCGAAAAGGTCAAGGGTCGCTTGGCCACCGCCATCACACTGGCGAAATCAGTTTACTAGTTTCTGTGTGTTGTGTGATCGCCCGTCAGTCTCTGCGGAGGCTGGCGGGTTTTCTTTTGCGTCTGGTCCCTTGGGATGAGGGTGTCACCTTAGCTTAAAATAAAAAATAAAAGTGTCAAG